GCTCGTGCTTGAGTTAGACCAACTACTTCTGCCCATGTGCGTGTATTTGCCATTATCTTTAAATTTGGTTAAGTGTTACAGCCACTCGCCTGTGAGTCCGCGCTCCTTAAAGTCCTTCTGTTTCCATGCCAGATAGTCTGGGTTTACAAAGTCCGTGCCGTCAATCGCTTGGCACTCATACTGCATTTCCTTTTGTTCAAACACGTCGTAAGCTCCCGCAAATTGCAAGACATTGTTTTCACTTTTCTTATTGCTGCCGCCGTACGTCTTTTTCATGTACTGACGCATTACCTCGTCCCGACGTGCGCGACCAGCAGGGGACATTAGCCACTGGCGGCGTAATTCCATCTTGGCAGCCAGGGCTGTTAATTCATCGTCTGTCAATATTTTACGCATATCCTAATACTTTGCTTTAGTCTTACCGCCCGTATTGCCCTTGTGTTTGCATTTTCCTTTTTTCATCATGATCTGTTTCCTTTTCTTAGGTTAATAGTTGCGGGTATTACTTGTAAATTCCAAGGAACGTGAAGTCCAGTAAATCCGTCTCCAGCTAGTGGGAGTACATGATCTACGTGGTGCTTAATTCCTATGCATTCCGATATTCGGCTTGCGTAATTGTAAAATTGGTTAAGTATTCCAACCTGCTGTTCGCCTAATAGTTTAAGGCACTTGCTCATCGGGATACTTCGTTTCTTTCCTGACTGTACTACTTTTCCTCTGTTCTCTGACTTCCAGCTCCTCAGATACTCGTTGTGGTATTCCCTCGGCTTTGAGTCGCGCCATTCTTTGTTCTTAGCATTGATGGCTTCTTTGTTGTTTTCGTAATGTGCTTTCTTGTATTCCTTTATCTTCTCTGGATTGTCATCAGCACGCTTCTTAACGCGTGTCTTAATTTCCTCCTTGTTTTCTTGGTAATACTCTGCTGCTCGTTGCTTCAGCAGCTCCTCGTTGTCTTTAGCCCACTGCTTCTTTCTTTCTGCTGCTTTGGCGTTGTACTCAGCTTCTTTAGCTGGGTCCTTCTTCCTCCGCTCGATCTGCTGGAGTCTGCGGCGCTCTTTCTTTTCTTCTTCTGTTAGGTGACTTAAGTTTGCTCTTCCCATGTGTGCATTGTAACACGGGGGTCAAGTAAAGTCAAATGAGGACGGCTGAATTGATCAACCGCCCTCATGTAAACTAACGCTTTCTAGCTTTCATCACTGAACTGTACTTTTCCAAGACCATTAGGTCCTGTGGTCATGAGAGCGTAACGTGTGTCAACCGCACCCTTGTAAGAGCCGCCGAGGAACGGATAATTTTCCGACTCGATGCCTTGGTACTCTGCAACGTGCAGAAGACCTGGGTTGATGAAGTAGCCGCGATCCGAGGAAGGCATGCAATTAGGGTTTGCGCTCTTCATCTTGATTTGACCGAACTGAGAGTCAATGATCTCAACCATCCAAGGGATAGTAGTAGTACCATTCACGTTGTAGTCAACTTGAGAAGCTGCACCAGCAGTGCGTGTGAACGAAGCAACGATGTGCTCGCGAAGACCTGGACCAGCAACCAACCAAAGATCCTGCATGGTTGTGTCTTGGCTCCACATCGAAGCGATTTGTGCGCCCATTGCTGCATCATCGTAAGAAGCCTTAAGACCACCGTAGATAGATGCTGCTGGAGTTACATAGAGTGCGTCAACACCATTTGCTGCTGTGTTGGAGATAAGAGCGCCGATACCAGCGGTAGCACCACCAGTTGTACCTGGAACGTCAGCGGTTACGCCTTGGTCGCCGCAAAGAACGAACTCTTTGTCAATCGCAACTTCAATTGCAGACTTGTCGGCTGCTTTGATCATGTTTGCGATAACAGCGGAGTCTTCTTGCTCTTGCTCTTTCGATACTGCGTACTCAACAACTGTGCGCTGTGCTTGACCTTCAAACTCGCGAACTTGCGAGAATGCGTCACGACCAGTGTTTGTGTCAGCACCTTCAACGTGTGGTGTATTTGCCACAGCCTTGAGCTTGTCCATGAGGACGCGCGGGCGCTTGTTCTTGGTTGCTGTGTGATTCAGCAAGCCTGTTACGGGTGTGATGTCTGCTGCTAGCAATTCTGCGGTTTGACGGAGGGACTCGCGATTGCCGACTGTACTTGAATATGATTCTGCCATGATATTATTTTCTGTTTAAGATTCTGATTTGCTGGTCAGCGTCGCGCCGAGCAGCTATTGTTTGCCTTGGATCACTTACGATCTTCTGGAGTTTTTTGACCTGTACACTAGTGCTGTTTGACCGTTTCGGCGATCGTCCAGTTTTTGTGTTCAATGAAACGCTCTCTGTCTTGGACTTGGGAGCCTTGCGCTTGAGCTTCTTGCTGAATGTCTTAGTCTTTGGCACTTTAGTTACTGCCGCACGACCAAGGATCTCAATTAGCTCCTTTGCATACTCTGGGAGGATATTCTTAACCAACTCAAACTTTGGGTTAGACAAAAGAGTTTCATACTCCTTAGCTTCGTCCGAGTCGTCTTCGATCCCTAGTTTGCCACGGACTTCTCCGATGACACCATCTGTATCCCCAAGCGTTTCTGAGACTTTTTTGATCTCCGACTTGCGACTACGTAATGGCTCTAGCTTCTCCTCTTCCCTGTCAATGGCATTGAGTAGTTGATCGACCGACATGAACTGGCTGCCGAACATAACACCAGACTCGTCTTCACCAGTCTTTTCGTTATATTGCTCAACCCGATCAGTAATCAGCTTGCGGTTCCAACCTTTAATGTTGACCTCCGTTTGCTTGATTGCTTCGTCTGCGCTCTCTACTGACCTAATGTTGGCGTATGGATTGTCGCTTGTAACAACATTTGCAGATAACTCCTGCACTTGCTCCTTCAGCTTATCAATCTCTGCTTTCCGCTCTTTATCCTGCAATCGCGCTTTGGTCAAGGCTTTCCCTGCTTTAGCTGCTACTTGCTGTGTAAGTGCCTCCAGTTCGTCTTCATCAAGATCCTCAATGTCAAATCCTCCATCATCTGAAGGAACGTCTTCTGACTCGTCATCGCTTTCTTCTTCTTCATCCTCATCGACCTCGGGGACTTCGACTTCTTCTTCGTCGTCCTCTTCGTCTTCGGCTTCGGGAGCTTCTGGCTCTGTCTCGTCTGTTAAACCAGATGCTTTGTCGAGTCGCTCTTGTAAAAGATCTTGTCGGCGCTGCTCTGGTGATTTGTTCTCCTGAATTGCTTCTTCGGAATCAGGGATGTCCGCTTCTAGTGTATCTGTCATATCTACCTATGGGTTTAAATCAGCCAAGGCGGAGGCTGTTAGTAAAATTATAGCACGTATAGTCCTAGCGGTCGTCTTTGCGGGAGTGTTTCTTGAAATCAAACTCCTCCATTAGATCTGCTGTAAGGAACTGTGCGATTGTCTGGCATTTGTTCCCGAGATACTTATCAGGGGAATACCAAGGCTGTGAGAGCATTTGATCGCGACGATCCTCTAGGTACTCATAGAGGCAGCGGCCAATCTCTGGATTATCGTTAAGGTGCTTCTTAAATTCAGTAAAGTTCACGTTATACGCCTCCCTCTAGGTTCTGGGTTTCCATGTTGCCGACACTAGCTGCTTCAGTTCCGTAGATACCGAACTCAGTGCCGTTCTTCTTCTGTGCAATTGCCATCTCAAGCTGCTTCTTGTATTCTCCGAGGAGGAACATGAACTGAGGGTTGGTGAACAGGATGGACGCGACTTGACCAGATTGCTGGATTTGCTGTTGTTCGCCTTCATACTCACCGACAACTTGCATGCGTAGTTCAGCAGCATTTGCGGCAGGTGCGCGGGCGATACCAGCAGACATTTGAGCAATATCGGATAGTGTTTCGTTCTTGATCTTGTCAGTGCCAACTTCAGCAGGTAACAGGATAGTCTCAGCAGCCATTGGGTCAGCCATCGAAAGTAGGAAGTCAACGACAGCTTCATTGTTCACACGACCAGATATATCTAGCTTTGCTGCTTGAATGATGGTGCGTGACATCTTCTCCATCTTCTCTGGATCGTCATACATTGTGTTGAAGCTCACAGACACATCCATCTCAGTCTCTTCCGAGTCTTTGACGAACTGAATAGGCTCTGGGCGACCAGTAACGCGGAAGAACAGTTCCTCTGGTCCCTTGAGCTTATACATCTCGTAGACTAGCTTCAGAACGTCTTGAGCAAAGGTAAGGTGGCGATTAATCGACGCACGTTGCATCTCAACTGAGATAGGGTCTTGTGGGTCGTGACCTACTAGGCGATCTGCCTCAGAGACGATCTCCTTCTCTAAATTAAACACAGCGCCGAAGTTCGTGTTACGTTGCAGATATGACGGTGCTTGACCAGTGCGCGTGGCATATACACCACCTGGGCCTGGACGACCGTGATCCCACGTTGGCGGCGCAAGCAATGAAGGACTCACTTCGTAAGCTGAGTTGTCCATGTTTGCGTCTCGGAGAACCTTCTGGTTCTTCTGGCTTGCCTTCAGCAGCTCAGGAACTGTCGGGGCGCTGTATAGGGTACGTGCGTCGTAGCTGCGGGACTGCACGATGAAAGGTAATTGACGCAGACCACTGAGCAGTGTGCGCTTGGCGAATGGTGGGACTTGCCCATCGCTATCACCAAACTCGGGACTCCAGACTGTGAGGTAAATACCCTCCGCTAGATCATCTCGGTCAATTAGACGCTCAAACGTAAAGACAACATCAATCAGGTCGCGGTCTTCGTCTATCGAAGATGGCTGTCGAGGATTCGGGACAGAGCTGCTTGTACGGAAGGCGTTAAGTGTGCCGCGCTCGTTCTCTACTGCCCAGTCCGCCCAGTCCTTGTCCCAGCCCTCAGAGCTTACGCGGCTGAGGATCTCTTGGGATGTCATTGGCTTGCGTGTGTGGCAGCGAGGTGCGTCGCAAAAATTTGTTGTGTACGAAGGAGCAAAGAACTCCTCGTCTGGTGCAAGGACTTGAACTACTGGCTCGCCTTGGTCTTCGATGGTCACTGGGAACTTAGCTGTGCCCGTCTTGCGTAGTTCGCGGAGTGCCTTCTTTACGCGCTTCTCGTTGATCTCCCAGCCTGGGATTGAGTTGAATACTTCCAGTGCTTCCTCTACGCGGTCTTCGTCAGCAAGGATCTCGATGTAGTCCTCTGCTTGCTCTGGGAAACTCTTTTGAATCTCCTCTAGGTCGAAAATCTTCTCGTAGGAGCGTTTAACTGGGGACTTGTAGTCGCAGTATGCTACACGGAGAGACTTCTCTTGTGCGTAGTTGTCCGACTTCTCCATTTGCTGCCAGAAGTCTTTGATGCCAGCGTCACGCAGCCATTTCATGAAGGCTGTGACCTCCGCTGAACGTGCTACGTCCTGAATGTTGCGAGGATAGGCGCGAATGGACGATTTACGCAGTGCGTTCTCGTTAATGGCGATCTGAGACGAGATGTGATACTCGGCTAGGTGAACTTCAGTGTCAGACGAGTTTTGAAACGGGAATGCTGTCTCGCCAGACTTCTTGAGGTCATTACTCTTACCCTCCCATTGGCAATGGCGAATGTCAGCAGAATCGCTGCATCGTTTAATGAAGTCAGCAAGACTGTCCACATCCTCTTCAAAGGTTTCCTTGAACTGGTTGTAGTCGAACTCGTCGAAGTATACATCCGATTCGTCTCGGTCTTGGTTTCTATTTATAGCCATTGCGTTAATTTTATCACAGTCAGTCCTACGGGTTAATTCCCTTGTGCTAATTTCATGGATTGATCATAGCAGCCTTGTCAAGCGGTCGTCTGCATTTTACCAAACTTGCGATCTTGCGGAGTCGCGTTTCATCGTACCCAAGTGCGTCAGCCCAGCCGTCATCGGTCATTGCCGCCATATCATTGCTATGGTAGTTTCGGATGATGTCGATGGTTGCCCATAGGTCAGCATTATCAGCAATAAATGACCTAGATAGCTGGATATCGGTAGTATGCGGTTCCATCTTGATCTACTTTATTGACCTTGAGTCGCTTGCCGACGTGATTGATAATGTCCTTGTGGCGCTTAGGCACTGACACGAGAACCTTGCGGCGTGTGTCTGGGTCTTCAGCGAAGAGGAAGCGAGGGTTGTTTGTCTGGTGGTGCAGGACGCGAACCGTGACGATTGCTGGGACTGCCTCCTCGATAACCTTGATCTCACCCTTGATTTGCGCTGTGATCTTGAGGACACCCGTTGGCAGGATGTATTTGCCGTCCAGGTCTTCTTCTGAGCATACAGCAGCGCGTAGCTTGCCAATTGACATTGCTGTGTATGGTTTACCTAGCTGTTCCGCCAGGGACTTGCATGTTTCGTGTTCTGATTCTGTCATAATTAATATCCTCCTGAGCTGACCAAGCATTTTAGCTTGCCGCCCGAGTAGTGTTCTGGTCCTTGACCGTAGTTTGCTGTTCGCAGGTAGCGAAGGCAGTCAATAAAGTCCTTTAGAGCCTCATCTTTCTTCTTTTGTGCGCCATAATTGATGATAGCGTAGATTAAGTTGCCGCAGTCCTCGTGTATGTAGACGCGGGGCTTGTTTGCTGCATCGATAGGTAGATTTACGTTGTAGTAGAACCAATCGTCGATGGCAGTCAGTCCCTGCTCCTCCTGTGAACCCATAGAGGGCACATAATGGAAGTCGTGGGCTGAAAACTGGTCAAATAGGTCAGTATTGTCTGCATTCTCGTTAGCGAAGAAGCGGGAGTCACCAATACGCTCAAATGGCTCGATTCCCAGCTCTTTTTCGATGTCTGAGAACAATTTGCAGTATCCGACGACATCGTAGCCAAGTTTCTTCGATGCTGGTCCGAATTTCCAGTGCGGATCGCCAAACTCAGCCCAAGGTCCGTAGGTCTTGCGGTCAGGCCACTCTCTGCGGATATAAACCTCTGTATCCGAGCCTACTCCCGTCACTCCAGCCCACAGGCTAGTGTAATTACGCGCACCAGCGGGGTCAACCACTTGGTAGCAGGTGAACTTCTTCTTGTCCGACAGGTCAGGGAAGTCCTTATGCTCCAGCACGTGGACATTCTGACTAAAAAGAGGGAACAGAGATGTCATTGACTTGACTGGAACACCATACGCACGAGTTAGGATCTCATCTCGTGTGCTGTGCCTCAGTTCCTTTGCGATACGCTCATATCCGCCGAACGGATTGAACTCAGAGTGGAAGTATACGATACCTGCATCCTTCTCTGGGCTATATTGCGTCACTGGAACTTCTTCGTCATCTAGCAATGGTGCTTTGCGCGTTTTCCTTGTCTCTGCTCCCTTTAAAAACTCAGCTACGAATGGCGTGTAGCCGTCAATAGGCGTAAACGTCAACATCATCTTAGCATCCCGCGTAGCTAGGCGGAATCGCATGGTACGGATCAAATCACCGTCCTCAAGGTACTCGTCAGGCCATAGACCGATGTTATGCCACTCTGGTGTCTTAGAACCTAGCTCAAGACCCTCAAACTTACTACGATTCGCGATGAACTGGCTATACGTGTGGAATAGCACCTGAGAACCATTCGGTAGAATAAAGGATTGCCCAGTAAAGCCATTCTTGACGGTGTAGTTCAAATACTCCAGCACACCCTTGGTCTTCTGCTTGAACTCTGGCGGCAGATAGCGGTAGACGGCTGATTGCTGCGTTCTGATAGACGCGTCAGCGTCCTGCGCAAAGCATACGATGATAGACTTGGGGTTCTCTAGGGCAGCCTTCACGACCGTTCTAGCACCATACTCAGTCTTCGAGCTACGATTGCCACCGAAGATCATCAGTGTGTCATACTTCTCAAGCATTGCATCGGCATACACCCAGCCCTTTAGCGACACGCCATAGTTCAGCGGATCGGCGTCAGCATTAGCCACAGCGTCCTCGTGCATCCTGTGCATCTCCATGAGGATCTTGAGTCCCTCTGGCTTAGAGGAACCGTCATCATTGAAGCAGAGCTTCTTGATCTCCTCAGGCGAAGGGGGCTTGAGTATAGGGTGAGAAGAAAATTTCATTAGTCTACGATCTCTACTTCTGGCAAGCCCTCCAGCATCTTACGAGCATACTCCTCAGCCTCGTCCAGGGTGGTCTTGTGCTCCACCACCACTCGCTGAATGTTGTTGCCTGTAAGCTTTGAGTGAATGTCGTTGAACGCTTGTAGGCTCTTGCCCTGCTTGAACAGCTCGTTGCCGTCAATCTCAATGTCCCCACTCTCCACACGATCAGAGTAGCTATTCTGCGACTTGCGGTAGGTGTCTAGCCCTTGGAATAGGACCGAGGATATCTCGGATGCCCATGCGTTGCGGATCTCTGACGACTCTGGGTCTGCCATTAGCTCCGTCTGCACGTCGTAGTAAAAATTTTTTGTGATACTGTTCTTGCGGAGGAACGCACTGACCTCATTCGGCTTCTGGATGATATGCTGTGCGACGAGAGCCCACTTCTTAGGCTCCCGCTTGCACCACGCACGACCATGCCCAGTTGCTTCCTGTGCGTCCCTAAGCTTCTTCGTGATGAAGTTCTTGGTCTCGATGGTTAGTTCTTCGCTCATAATTAGTCTTCGTCCTCCTCGTCATCGTCCCAGTTGAAGCCTTCCATCGCGATCTCCATGTTCATGTCCATAAGGCTGTCGGTAAACAGCATACGCCCCACACGCCAGTTACTATAATCGTAACGCAAATCACCCTCCTCATCAATGATGGAGAATGCGTAGTTCATGGAGTGTTCCGCCATGATAGCCTTGATCTTCTCTAAAACCTCGTCGGTATCTTCCATTATTTCTTACCTCCATAAATTATGCGCGAACGAACTCCTACTGGCAGCTCATCCCTGGGGACATCACGCTTATTGGATGCCTTGCGGGTGTCCTTCTTGATGTCGTCGAAGTTGCTACGATACTTCGCAGCGTCTCGGTTTAATGTCCTTGTTTCTGATCCCTTTGTGCTCATTCCTAAATGGTATACCACGTGTCAAGTAGTGCTTGACAGCCCTTTACATTCATGATATTATATCGCCATGAACATATTAAACGGCAAATGGTTATACAATCCAGCTTGGTCACTCGACGACGATACCGAGGAGTCTATCTGGCAAGACTCGTCAATCTCCATGAAGGCTAAGGGACTCTTTGGCTATATGCGGAGCAAGCCGTCTAACTGGGACTTCTCCTGTAAGCGTATAGCAGGGGAGATGCGTGACTCTATGAAGCCTATACAGCTCGCCATGAAGGAACTTGAGGAGTTTGGCTACCTGAACCGTCACAAGCTCGGTAATGGTCGCCTAGCACACACCATCTCAGCCTCCCCTTACATTGGCATTGAACCAGAGATCGAGAGGTCTTCCCTTGACAGGTACGACATCATCATGGACGTAGAGGACTCCCTTTACTCTTAACAACAAATATATGGATAAACTAAACGAACTATTCGACCTACAAAGCGAACTAAATAAGCGCATTGGTGTGGACACTGACAACATGAACGACGAGGACAAGATCAAGTGGGTCTTGAACTACACTCGCGCTATGCAACAGGAGATGTCAGAGCTAATTGATTCCGTCCCTTGGAAGTGGTGGGCTAAGTACCAAGAGTTTGACCAGCAGAACGCCAAGGTTGAGGTTGTAGACCTACTCCACTTCACCATTTCCCTAGCCCAGGTATTAGGAATGACACCAGAGGACGTACACGCAGCCTACACCAAGAAGAATAAGGTAAACCACGACCGACAGGCAAGCGGTTACTCCGACAAGGACGAAGACGACTCACGACACATCTAATCCAACTCAAGCCACACGCCATCAACGTGTGGCTTCTTTGTGCCTACGTATGTCGATAGAATCCAATACACGTAGCCATGTAGTCAAATCGACTACCATATATAAGAGGGTAAATAACGGATACCCATGTGGTCGATTCGACTACCATAAGTATAGAGGTAAATTACCTCACTGCCTGGGTTGGAAATCCATTTTTGTTTTTTTGTAGGGTGGTATATGTATAGCAACAACAGCCCCAATCCACATCTCCTCACCCCCTCCACCCCCTGCACATCTGTTCACGTGCACACCTGTTCACCTGTTACCTTGACGTCGAGACATTTACCTTGATGTCAAGATACTTGATGCCAAGCTATTTACCTTGGCGTGAAGGGTTTGTTTATTGTTAAGCGTGTGGATGCATTCAGTTAACATTCAGTTAACATTCAGACACCATTCAACCATCATGTTAGTTAACATTCAATTGATAAGCAATCCCATCGTTCAGTTAACATCATAGCTAGACATCAACACATGATGATTCATTGCATTAGCGTTGCTTACTTCGCTTCGCTTCAGAGCAAGAATCAACGTAGCGTGGGCAAGTGGCCAGGAAGGTTTGAATGAGCTGAGAATAGATGCACCACATTTAGGGATGTATTTGAGCTTGACACTAGATCTAGTGTTTTGAGGTGTTGCCAGTCTCAATAAGTTCTCAAT